CGAGGTGCAAGGCGAGACATACTCTGATGTTTCGCTAGTCAGGTTGACCCCTACACCAGTCTCTATCATAGCAGGAGACAGCCCACATGTTTTGGTTGCATTGTCGAGGCACACTTGTTCGCTCAAGTACTACACTGTTGTTATGGATCCTTTAGTTAGCATTATTAGAGATTTAGAGAAACTTAGCTCGTACTTGTTAGATATGTATAAGGTCGATGCAGGCACACAATAGCAATTACAGATTGACTCGGTGTTCAAAGGTTCAAATCTTTTTGTCGCAGCGCCAAAGACTGGTGACATTTCCGATATGCAGTTTTACTATGATAAGTGTCTCCCAGGCAACAGCACCATGATGAATAATTTTGATGCTGTTACCATGAGGTTGACTGACATCTCATTGAATGTCAAAGATTGCATATTGGATATGTCTAAGTCTGTTGCTGCGCCTAAAGATCAGATCAAACCACTAATACCTATGGTACGAACGGCGGCAGAAATGCCACGCCAGACTGGACTATTGGAAAATTTGGTGGCGATGATTAAAAGGAACTTTAACGCACCCGAGTTATCTGGCATCATTGATATTGAAAATACTGCAGCCTTAGTTGTGGATAAGTTTTTCGACAGTTATTTGCTTAAAGAAAAAAGAAAACCAAATAAAAATGTTTCTTTGTTCAGTAGAGAGTCTCTCAATAGATGGTTAGAAAAACAGGAACAGGTAACAATTGGTCAGCTCGCAGATTTTGACTTTGTGGACTTGCCAGCAGTTGATCAGTACAGACACATGATCAAAGCACAACCTAAGCAGAAACTGGACACTTCAATCCAAACGGAGTACCCAGCTTTGCAGACGATTGTGTACCATTCAAAGAAGATCAACGCAATTTTCGGCCCATTGTTTAGTGAGCTTACAAGGCAATTACTGGACAGTGTTGATTCAAGCAGATTTTTGTTTTTTACGAGAAAGACACCGGCACAGATTGAAGATTTCTTTGGAGATCTCGACAGTCACGTACCGATGGATGTCTTGGAGCTGGATATATCAAAGTATGACAAATCTCAGAATGAATTCCACTGTGCGGTAGAATACGAGATCTGGCGAAGATTGGGTTTTGAAGATTTCCTCGGAGAAGTTTGGAAGCAAGGGCATAGGAAAACCACCCTCAAGGATTATACCGCAGGTATTAAGACATGCATTTGGTATCAAAGAAAGAGTGGGGATGTCACGACGTTCATTGGAAACACTGTGATCATTGCTGCATGTTTGGCCTCGATGCTTCCGATGGAAAAAATAATCAAGGGAGCCTTTTGCGGTGACGATAGTTTGCTGTACTTCCCAAAGGGTTGTGAGTTTCCGGATGTACAACATTCCGCGAATCTTATGTGGAATTTTGAGGCAAAACTGTTTAAAAAACAGTATGGATACTTTTGCGGA